TAACCCCAAAGGCATGACAGGCGGCTATGATGTTGCCGTTTATGGCGACATTATCATAGATAAAATCGATAGGATGATCTCGATTGGCTTTGACTCCTCCAACGCGAGCCGCGCAATGTATAACCGCGCTAGGATTGAGCCGATTAAAGAGCCAATAGACTTCATCTTTATTCCTCAGGTCAATTTTCTCATCACCAGCCGTAACTACCTCATAGGACTTACTTAGGACCTTAACGCAGGCCGATCCAAGCAATCCTTTGTGGCCGGTTATAAGCAAACGACTCATAGTAATGATTTTCTTAGGATTGAGGCGTGAATTTCTCCAATGTGCTGTAATCTATGGCAGTTTGAGCATAATGTCATGAAGTTGGATGGGATATTATTATGATGGTTATGATCTATATGATGAATGTCCAGCTGACATTCGTTCTCTGGATTAAATCCACACCTTTCGCATTTCGTTTTTAGATGCTTCCTAAATGGTTGCCTTCTTTTTTGATTCCATCGCCTATTCGATAGTTTTCCATTCTCCGTTCTGCTCCACCTGCGCGCCAAATCCCTAACCTTGTTTCCGCATTTTACATCAAGGTGCGGAGATTGAGGTCTATGTCTAATATCGACATGCCCACAAATGGAGCACACGCCCATCTTGGCCACTAAATCGACATTTGTTAATATATGCCTTTGAGGTCCCTTGGCTCGCTTCATTTACTTCTTGGTTTTAGGCCTCCCGGGCTTCTTTTTTACAACTACCTCAGGTTCCTCAAATACAGGAGCCTCAACCGCAGGACCAGAATCGGATGCAACCGGGTCTGGCTCAGGAACATAATCGTCGATAATGTATTCATCGGCAGGCTTTACCTCCTTGGTAGAGACAGAGGCAAGGGCATTGCCATCGAAGTACCTGCCGCCAAAAAGCGACTTCTTTAGCCAGCCATCAATGAACCCAACCCAGTCTCCATCCATCCCAAGAGAGTCAGGAATGGCGTGGAACAGGTGCTCCATGAGCGTGCTGGAGATTACAATTGCAGCAGGGGAACCAGCAGGTCCGAGATACAGACCATATGCCCGCTCGATTCGATTGGCGTCCAAGTGGTTGAAGATTCCGGAGGCATCCCCTAGGATGGAGCTATCAGGCCTCAGAAATACAGCCAGTTCTCCACCCCTAATCTGGGAGATGTAGTGGCCAATGACGTTCTTGAACTTAGGAACGCTTCGATGGCCAACGATAAGGATGCCATAGCCACGATCATCGGATGCGCCAATTCGATGTGCGATGACGTATGCCGACGATTGGTTGTGCTTGAGTAGATTTGTAAGCTGTTCATCGTTATTAACAAACGAAAGGACTGAGCCAAACTTGGTGCGCTTCTTTTTGATTTCGATAATCATTTTGGATTTTTTGTGGTCGTTGGACCGTAGAGAGTATTGCCGTCGGCGTGCAAGCACACCAAAGAAGCATCGAGATAGGATTGGACACCGATTTTCTGCATACGCAAGCCGAAACTTACGTCTTCACCGATACCCACTGACAGGGGGGCGAAGTAACCGTACCACCCTTGTCCTTCCTTGGGCTTGCACTCTGGGAACATTCCATCGTCGATGGCCTTCTTTAGCTTCTCGATGGCCGTTCTCTCGATCTTGATAAAGCCTGTAGCTACCCAAGGCATTGGGATTAGACCTTTGTGCATACCACGCCGGAACTCATTATTCTTCTCCATGGAATTGAAGCCCCATTCGCACTGGGCAAGACCGTGCTTATGACGGCCAAAGTACAGGGCACCAACGATTTCCTTGTCACGGCCATGGGACATGATGCGTGAAATGGCGTTGTATCGTGCCGACTCTGGACTGACACCGGCCTCCAGCCTGCCATTGAAGTAGGGCTCACTGCCACACGGAAACACCATGTCGTCATCTGGCATGATGAACGTTTCTGCTTCCGGGTTTCTCATTGCCCTGTCCACCAAGATGTTCCGGGCTTCATGAATCACCGTTCCCTCAACCGGCTCCACCATGCCTATCTTATCGGGACCGTAGTCCTTGTAGCAGGCAAACAGAGTGAAGTGGGTCTTGGCGTTGAATGATCGGTAAACCGGATGCATGAGGAAGACCTTGCGGCCCTCCCACATGGTCAGGGTTGCCTTTGCCGAGGCTTCTTGGGCCTCTTCATCAATTGGACAGGGCTCGTGGCTCATTACCGTTCGCTAGACTTTCCTTCGGCAATGGCGTTGAAAGCATCCTCAAGCGTGGGCAGAGGGGCGTCCTTGGCAGACTCGGAGGCGGAGGCGGACGGAGAGGCCCGGAGAGAGCCACCGCGCTGGATGGAGGAATCCGCCTTCTTGAAGCGGTCGATTTCATCCTGCTTGGCCTTAAGCTGCGACTCAAGCTTCTTGTTCTTATCCAGAACCGAAGCGAGCTCCCTTCGCTCCTGATGGTAGCGGATGGAGTCAACCAGAACCTCAAGCATGGAGTCGATGTCCTTGGCTCCAAGGTGCTTGTCGATGATCTGGTTAAGCTGCTTGGCGTGCTTGTTGTGGTCCTCAAGCTCGGCCTTCTGCTCGGGAGTGAGCTTGGCATCAAGGGCCTTCTCCTGCAACCAAGCGTTCTCGGCCTTGAACTTGGTCTTCCATTCACCAACAACCTTGTTGGCCTGCTCGAAACGCTGCTTCTGCTCCTCGATCTGCTGCTTGGTAAGGTTCTCCCTCTGGGAGAAATAGTCCTTGGCCTTCTTGGTTTCCTCCTGAAAGTAAACGTCCTTGTCGCGCTTTGTCTGGATTTGCTCCAGTTCAAGGGCATCAATGGAGCGACGCTCCGAGGTGGGAAGCTGGGCCTTGATTGCTTCAGCCAGTTCGGCAGCCGTCATGGACTTGCCGTTCTGAAGATCGATGACCCTCTGGGAGTCAGAGAACTTGAGCCATCCACCCTCATTCTTGATAACCGTCACAAGGGACTCGGGAAGTCCGTGGGTGGTGAGCTTCTTGGCAATCTCGTTCTCGGCGTTCGTTACGCGGCCATCGAACTTCTGGTTAATCTCGGGGTCGCTCTCAAGGGAGTAACGGCGTCGGTACATCGCCAGTTCGTCGAGGTGCTGCTGAACCTTCTCGTTGGCCATGGGGTCAACGCCCTGAACCTTGGCGAGGTCCTCTTCAAGCTTGGCCAGCTTGAGTGCCTTTTCCTCAGCCTCCTTGCGGGTGTTGGTGACAACATCCTGAGCCTCGGAAAGCTTCTTGAGGAGCTTGTTGATGCGCTGGGCGGTCTTGGGCTTGTCATGCGGGAGAACCTTGAGTTCATCCTCAGGAACGTCGTCCTCGACGGGGGCGGCATCGGAGGGCTTGGCGGTCTTCTTCTCGACCACAACCTCGGTCTTGGCCTCGGGCTCAACCACCTCCTCGGGCTTTTCGTTGGACTCAACCTTAACCTCCTCCTTGGGCTCAAAGAGCGGACGGGCCTTCTCGGCGGTCTTGGTCTTCATGACCACGTTGACCGCATCCTTGGCGGTCTTGCCCTCTGCGATGTTCTCAAAGATTTTGCTCAACGGCGAGTCGCTGGTCAGCGTCTTTCCATTGGCATCGAGAACTTCGGTGGAGCGTTGTTCGGTTGTAATGACAGGGCCGGACGGGTTGGACGAAACCTCGGTTTCCTGCGGTTTGATTTCTTCAGCCATTTTTGTATTTGTTGTTGGTTATCTAACTAAATCACTTGGACTCCAAGTCGCCATCAGGAACGGAATCTGGAGCAATGAGCTCATAGATTGCGCTGATGGCCTCGTTGTATCCCTCGGCCTTACCGGCACCGAAGATGATGGAGTGGGCCTCACCAGAGGCGGAAATCCTAGGGCAGCGTTCCTTGATTACAAGGATGCCCTCAATGCCCTGCTCTGACTGGATAAGGCGACGCCATGCCAGCTTGGTAATCTTCTTTAGCTCGGTTGCCATGCACTAAATAGAACCGATTATTGCGCGGGCGCAAGCGATTCTTGCGGATTTTGTTCAATTTGTGGCTGGGCTGGAGCCTGCTGTTGCTGGGCACCGGCCTGAACCGCAGCCTGAGCCGTCTGCTGCATCATCTTCTGCTGCTTCTGCTGGCCGATAGCCTTCTCCATCTGGGCAATCTCGCTCTTGGTAGGATTGATGGCCTCCTCCGGAATCTCCTTCTTGTCAACACCTTGCGCGTAGTGGGCAGAGTAGTGGCGAAGGCCGATTTCTGCGAGGTCGGGGTTTCCTCCCTGAATGGCCTGCATAAGGCCGGGCTTCATCGTCTGCATATGAATCCAATCCATATCCTGAGGAAGAACCGGAACGTCCTGACCGATGGCGATGGCGGCGTTTTCCATGAGCTGCTGACGCTGGGCGGCAAGCTGGCTGGATTGGTCTCCCTCGGGAACGCAAATCTCCTGAATGAATGATTCATCGCCGACGCCAGCCGCCATTACGCGGGCAACGACAGACTGCTTGAACAATGGGTTCTTCTGGACGGAGGCTGCAAACGCGGCCCTCTGCTGGGCCTTGAACTCCGTGAAGTCCATGATGGACTGGAGTGCCGTGGCGTTTGCCAGCATCAAAATCTCTTCATCGGTGAGTTTCTCGCGGAGCTTCTGAACGAGCTTCTGGGCAACCGGGTCCGGGCTCTCAAAGTCACACAGCCTGCGAGTCATGCTCTTTACCAGAACGGCGAACTGAATCAGCCAGTTCTCAAGAAGGGCCTCCTGAACTTCCTTCTCCTTGGCCATGGCCGCGTTAATCTGGGCGGCTTTTACATCAGAAGGCTGGAGCGGGATGGGCGGTACGAAGGCACCGATCTTCTGCTGGGCAAGCTGGGAGAGCTTGGCATCAAGCATCTCGTACCCTTCCATGTCCGTCTGCAAACCGGCCATGTTTCCAGAGAATTGGGCATTGGACACCAACATCCATTGGTCGTTGATGGACAGCTTGACATCATTGATGTTCTTTCCGTCCTGAACAACAATCTTCATCTTGTTGCTCATCCGCATGTTATCCATGGAATCGCAACGAATCTTCTCAACCTGAACGGACAGGTCGTAGAGAATCTGTCCAGCGCCCCATGAACCGTGTACGGTGCCATCACCATAGTCGAATACAGCCGTATTCACGGCGTCGCTCATTGAGGGGAACTTGTCCAAACTCTCGTAAAGAAGCCTGATGTCCTTTTGGTTCTTGCCGGGGACCGGCTTGGAGGTGGCTGGCTGGGCACCAGACAAAAGAACGTAGTGGCTAACCATGCCGGACGCTTCCTTGACGAAAAGCTGGTAGGTAGAGATGGTCCTAACGCCCTTTGTGTAGGTGTACGACCAAGTGGCCTGACGGATAAGCTCCTCGTAGGTTCTGGCGTTTGGATAGGTAGCGTCAACCGGGGGAGGGGTAGCCTCGGAGATGGCCTGAACCACGTTGTCCTTAATCCAGTCATCACGGCCAGCATCCACCGACTCCTTGAGGGTGTCGAGAAGCTCGCCAACCTTGTAGTCGTACTTAGCCATGAAGAAGCCGGGCTCCTCCATGATTTCCGTTCCCTGAGGGACAAACCCCTTGTCCACCCGCATCAGGTTGGGACGCCAGTCGTACTTGCTAAAGAACACGTTGGAAGCCCACCCGTAGAGAGTGACCTCGCGGGCAAGACCGCGAACGTAGAAGTTGAACTTCGGCCACGCCCGGATGGTATCGGTGATGGACTGGCGGAAGAACTCGCTCTTTTGCATCCCGTTCGGATAGCCGATAGGCAGGGAGGCAGCCGTAAGGTACTTGGCCGTCTTGATCGGCATGTAGAACCTAGGGGCAACACGGGCGCACTCGGTAGCCAAGAACCCGGTTGAGATGTTGGCCTTGTAGTCCTTTCCTGCGTCCTTGAGCTTCTTTTGGTTGTACGGCTTCTGGCCGTTTACCTTGGAAGTGATCTGGGTTGCGAACAAGATTCCCTTCTTCCAGTCCTGTACCATTGTCTCACAAACCGAGAAGGCTTGATCGACGCTGTTCACCACGCGGTTCTTGACCTCCAGATTGTCTTTGATTTCTGGGGCAGAACCAACCGCGTCCGGAAGGACTTGGTTCTGTGATGTATAGGTAGAGTCTTCCATTTTTACTCAATCAGTCCTATTTTAGGTCGTTTGTCAACAAAATGATACGAGTTTAGGTCACTTTAGCTCAAAATACGGCAGAGATTGCTCCGCCCCTAGGTGGAACTGACAGGCGTCACGCGAGAACCAAGTGGCAACCTCACACTCCTCGCCATCGCCATACCGCTGCTTATCCAGAAGGATTTTACCATCAGGCTGGGCCTGCCACTCGGCCATGGCCTCAACGTTGTTGGTTTGCTTCGCTTCATCCATCTTCCTCTTCTTCATCTTGTTGCGCCAGACGATGATAACGTTGAATGCGGCGTTGGTGATGTCAGATGAACCGGCTACGTCAGACTTTGTGGGAATGGCGTACTCGTTGCCGTTCTGGGTCTTGCGAGAGTGGGCCACAAGGATAACATGGACCCCGGTGTTGTTGCAGAACGTGGTGAGGCGGTCAGCGAAGTCACGGGCCCCGGCGAAGTCCTCACCGGAAAGACCGCACTTGAACAGGGAGTCGATGATGAAAACATCGGTGCCGTACCTCTTTCGGGAATACTGCATTGCAGACAGAAGCCTATCGACATTGACGGTGCCGATGCAGTCCAAGAAGTGCAGGCTGTCGTTAAGCCAGTCAACACAGGCCTCAACCTCCTTCTTCTCGGAATACTTCTTGGCCAAGGCGCATCGAGTCATGTAGTACAGCGTCAGCGACGGCCTGACCTCAAGGGAGGCGTTCATGATGCGGGCACCCTGACTGATAAGGCTAATCATCAGCTGGTTAAGGGCCTGAGACTTACCGTGTCCGCTGAACCCGCTGAGCACAGTAAGCTCGCCCTTGCGGACGCGCCAAGGAAGCTGGGAGTCCCAAGGGGTATTGTACCCCTCCTTGTTGGGGTCGTTCTCGTAGTGGTCAACAACGTCCTTCTTGAAGGACTCAGGGCTCTTGATTTCATCGAGCTCGATGGCCTTGGCAGACTCAAGGAGCTTGAGCATTTCATCCCGGGTGGTCCCTCCAACCAAGCAGTCGTTGGCATCCTTCTTGGGCAAGCTGACGATGTAGCAGCGATGAAGGCCGAGACGCTTGCAGATTTCAGGAGCGGCCTTAACACCGGCCTCGTCCATGTCCATTGAGACGTAAATCTTCTCAAAGCGCGACAGCCACTCCCAGTCTAGGTCAACCCACTCCATGTCGGATACGCCATTGGGGATTGAGACTGCCGGGATGGACCAAGACTGCCAAGACAGGGCATCAACCTCTCCTTCGGTAAGGACGATTTCGCTCACGTTCTCGTCTATCAGGTTCTTGCCGTACAGGACGCGCTTGGTGCCCTTGGTGGCAAAGCAGTCCTTCTTGCCGTCAGGACGGGCCAGCTTGAGCGTCTTTCGGTGAACCAGCATCCATTGCTTCTTCTCTTCGTCAAAGTCGGCGTAGTTGAAGATGATGGCATCGGAATCGGGCGTCTCGGAAATCTTGGCCTTGACGACTACGGCAGGGTCGATCTTCCGGTCCTCAACCAGATACTTCATTCCCTTTGAGTCGTCTTGGGCGGTGGGGTAAGAAACCACCGGGGGCTTGGCGTACATCTTGGGCTTGTGACGCTTAACGCCATAGTCGTCGGGCTTGACGCCAAGGAACTCGCCAGCCTGCTTCACGGCCTCGCGGTAGCTGATTCCACGAACCTTGCCCCACAGCCATAGAAGTGTTGCGCCCTTGGTGTCCTTGTTCTGGAAGTCGATGAACCGGCCAGAGGCGGAGCCGCTGAGCGTAATCTGCATGGACTCTCCGGAACCGCCGTCGATTCCGCCCACTACCCAGTGGATTCCCTTTCGTTTGCCGTTGGGCAGAAGGTGAAGACATACCTCTTCACCGCGTTCAAGAAGCATCCTGTTAATCTGACTTGCATCGAAGCTCATGTTTTTTCCTTTGTTGTTTTTTGCCTAAAGTGAATCGGGGGCGTCTAACTTCCATCGACGCGCATCCGAAAGACATTTTCAGCCGAAGCTGAACGAGGGGAACAAGTAAACCTCGTTGGAAGGTGGATGCTCTATACAGACCCCAAATTTGTAAACCAGCAAGCGGGATAATCTTGTTCGTCTTTCATCTTCCCGCTTACCGATATTGGATTCTCTACAAAAGAGGCTACCCCAACATCACACCGATGCAAGGAACAGAATGCATATTTTTCATCAACGAGGCTGCCCCTCTTGAGCATCAGCGACTTGCGCTCAAATTCAATTGATTCGTCGGTGTCATCCCAAGTCTTTTGCACCAAATGCGGGCATGTTTTGCATATCTCAAGACGCATGGATGACTCCTTGCGAGAGAGTAATCGGCCTGACGGCTTGCCCCATTGGGAGGCTATCCAGTCCCTCCATTGGATATAGTCCTCGTCAACCTCATCTGCTTCAGATGGTTGCGTATCCAGCTCTACCATCCAAGGAGACTTCCTTGCGTAGTAGTCTATCACCTCTTGGGTGGGGTTGCCTACCGTCCTTGAGTTGAACAGCCTGAAGTTCGTCAGCATGTCAACAACCTCCAAAAAGCTTTCGCCCTTTATCGTAACTCCCTTCTCAGGAAAGTGATGCCCGCCAAGAGGTAGCCGTCCGGGATTAGTCTTCAGTCGAAAGCTCATAAAGGTCCTTTTCTTCGTCTCCGTCCTCGGTGATTGAGTCCGGCTCCTCGGTAGGTGCTTGCTTGGATGGGGTTGTTATTGGAACCTCAAGATGTTGACGCTCAGGCGCAGCTTTAGGTCTTTCCACCATGCCCGGAAGGGTGTCAGTTATCTTTCTCACAACGTAGGTAAGCTGGATTACAGCGTCGGCCTCGTCTGGGGACTTTTGATTGCGAGCCTTGTACTTCTCCTTAGACTCCACCTTGATGCCCTTCTTTCCGGTGTCGTACTGGCGGGAGGTCATCTGGGTATTGAGCGGCTGGGGATGGATGATTGGATTGATCAGGATGGCCCTCACGGTTGGGTCAATCCACCTGCGGAACGTCCACCACATCTCGGAGGAAATACCCTCACATTGCTTTGATGCCGGGTCTTGGTCCTCTGCCAGAATCTTCATGTCTGAAGCACCCTCAGACCAAAGGATTCCAATTACATCTCCCCAGCTGGCCTTGAGATGGTCGTAGGTTCCCTGCCCGATTCCGGTGCGGTCAACCCCTACATTCTCAGGGGCGATTCCAAGCCTGCGGCACCTTCCGATAATCTCCTGCGCCATCAGGATTGTGTCGTCGTGCTTGGCTAGGGGTATGAGCTGGTCGATCTGGAGTACATGCCTAGGCCTGACAGTCTTGATGTTTGTCCGGTCATGGAACTGGATAAAGTTCTGCGGGACTCCATCATGCCCGAGCGTTGCGTGCTCCGTCTTGTATCCCGACGCCAGCCCCCACCTTCCAACCGCCATCTGCGCGGTGTCCTCTCCCATGAAGGCCAAGTCTATGGCAGCTACCAGAATTGGCTTCTCGATGAACGTTGCCTCTCCCCGGGCCTCATGCGGCCACATCGGAGGAATGATGTTGTTGTTGGACCCCTTCATCGGAGGGAATCCGCGAGCAAAGCAGTAATAGCTGGAGGAGGTGTCTCCACCCGCTTTCAGGTACCCCATGAACCCATCATAGGTCTGGAGTCCTTCGTAAATAAGTTTCTTCTGGCGGACATTCTCGCTGAGGGCGGCGTCCAGTCGGCATACCCTCCATCCGGCCCTAGAGGTCCAATCGTACAGGGTGTCGATCTGGTCAAGGTGGTATCCACCATCGGGTTCGGCCATCTGGCACACAATACGGTCAACACTTACTGGGTTAAAGGCCACCACCACCTTCACCCGGCCAAGGTCAGAGATGGAGGCATACAGAGAATTGAAGTCTTGGAAGGGACCGCCGGGGGCGTCCTGTCCTTCGTCCAGAAGGACGCGTATGCGTGACATCTTTCCAAACTTGGGGTGGGGAGTCTTGCGGACGGGGAGGGACTTGTATCCCTTGAACTGACCGCCCCTCTCTTGCGATTGCTTGAACGCGATGCCGGAGATTCCGAACTCGTATCCTGCTTCCTTAATTCCAATCCACAGGTCGGCGTCACGAACTATGATGTCGTGCTCGCAAGGGATGGCTAGGTTCCTGAAAAGCTTCGCAAGGTGCGCGAACAGGTTCTTTTTAAGATGGTCTTCGTTGACGGCAGCCAGCTTGACCGTGGTGTAGAGTGGGTCCCTTAGATAATCCAGAGCCATCCATACACCAGCCGAGTACGACTTACCCATGGAGCTGGCTCCGATCAGAAGCACCTTGGAGGACTCTTCGATTGCCTTGAAGGTGCGCCTTACCGACTCGGGACCGGCGTTGAACATATCTCCACCAAACTGCAAGGTGGCTGCTTCC